AGGCATGGCTCCGTCGCGAAGAATGCGGATTGTATCACTCGCACCCGTATTGACCGACGGTTTTACATCAAATGTTACATTTGTATCTTCCAGGTTTACGAATTCGATATCGTTGCCCCCAACCTCGGTAATACCTTCCATGCGTGGAGATGCGCCTATTTTGCGCTGATTCCCGAGCATACCTAGGTCAAAGTCGTTCATATTGTTAATTTCTCTATTTAATAATTGTGACAATGGTGTTGTGTGTGTACCGTCTGGATCTTTTTGGTAATCTGATTGAATAACAAAAGTATAAGATCCTTCATCTCCTTCAACAGAATCTTCGTTATCACCAATAAGCGAAATTTCTACCATGAATTTATCTTTTGTTCTTGATTGAAATACTCTATTGGCAAAACCATCTTTTCTACTTCTACTTCTACTTCTGGCAGTTGTATCTCTAATTCTACTTCTTCCTCTAAAACTAACGTCTGTTTCTTCATCAACATCTTTATCTCTGCTTCTACTTCTAGACATTATTTATATACAATAGATAGATAAAATAAATAAATACTAAATCTTATAAAAAGAATATAGTATTTTATAAAATGGCAAGTGAAATAGAAATTAATGATATCCGTGAATCTTCAGAATTCAAAGGCATCTCTTTTTCTGGATATAAAAAAACCGAAGCAAGAAACCAAATGTTAGAAAATATACAAAAGGGCAAAATTGAACCCGCGTGTTATTGGTGTGCCGAATTGGTCTGTTCCGGACACTACATGGACGTTTGGGAAACTATCCTTTACTACGCAGGAAAGCATATTCATTTAGGAAACCCCAAAATCGTCATCTACCTACAAAATCGGTTCGCCATATTCAAAAACATTATTGCGCAAGGCCATTTTTTGAACGAACTTCAGCTTAGAAATAACACAACAGTTCGAAAACTTTTTGCCGAAGTCATCTGTACTATCACTCTGTCTAACAAAAAAAACAGTTTTGAATCAGTGAAAATCAATCGTATCGAAGAATTTGATATGACACAGATGACTGAGCGGCTAAAAGCGCCAAGTACGGATTATGTATCGCTTATTTTAAAAAAGGACGACCCTAAAGAGCTTTTTATACCAGTCAACGAATTTATTTATAATATTTCCCCGGATCGGAAAAACATGCTTACAGCTTGTTATTGGATAGAATGGTTAGTAGAATTCGACAACATTTGCAAAAAACGGAAAGAACCCTGTTATGTAGAACGTCGTCAATTTGTTAATACAGAGAACAAATTTTCCCGCGATATTATCTGGATGGTTTGGGATGCGCTCCTGCATTATTGTTCTCAAATCGGTAATCCTTTTGTCGAAAAATTAATGACATCACTACTCGACATTTTTTCCATTCGGTATACAACCGCGTCCTGTAAAAAACGCCGATATTTACTCTATTTTGCCGTAGCACTTTTGACCGAATCCGTTCCTACAAATATTGAATTGATCCAGAAAAAGGATGTCGTTGATAATGTTCTCGGAAAAATAGATCAAGTATACAAACAGATAAAGAAAAACGAGAAGAGTCCAAATACCGACTATTTATTCGCAAATCTAGAAAAACAGAACAATTTCGAGAAGTCATTGAAACAAATGGAAATGGTAAATTCCATGACGTTTTCGGGCACCCCCGGCTAATGTTACAATTTTCGACAATATTTTTATTCCTGTAAATGACAGGAATAAAAAAGGATGGGCTGGGTCGCTGATTAAAAACTACTACCAAACGAACCACCCAATAAGCTATTCGCCGCCATTGGTCCCGCCATCATTCCACCACCGGAATAAGACGCGGCTCCACCAGAAGAGCCGCCGCCCGACATGCTCATCATATCGTTCATCAAAGAAGACTGTTTGGTTGTCGCAACCGGAGCAGGGGGAAAAACCGAATTCTGCATAGCCGAGTCATCCAAATAATCGGCTTGGCTAATCATATGGGTATTTGAAACTGGTTGACTAAAACGCACGTTCTTTTTGGAACCCGCACCGCGACGAGAATCCCTCGGCGTTCCTTCCCACAATTCGGTCAAACGATCAAATAAAATGTTCACCTTTAATCCCATTTTTGTTTGAATACTCAAAATGAGAACTAGGAACGCCAAAATCACATTCGTCAATGCCAAGTTCTCGTATTTGAATCCACTATATGTAGGAAAATAGGTTATGATCCGATGAACCACAATGATACCACAAAACATAATGACCAACTGGATCAATATTTCGGCTAAAATCTCCAGGCTGCTACTTTCGGGATCTGCGTCGGGAATAAACCGCTGAATGGTTTTGTTTAATGCCACAATAGGAACAACACCCATAACGGCATATTGAACGGTATTTAAGATTTCGGCCTTGCCGTCTTCTGTTGTTGAAAACACATGGGAGAAAAAGGTTTTTTTATTTATATCTTTTGATTCTTGTAAAAGTTCCATATACTATAAAATGTCCTTAGAAAAGAATATTTCTAAATAAGTCGTCAGTTATCAAATGAATTCATTAGTGATTATTTACAAATAACAATTTAGAGAAATCCCGTGTATGCATTACATATTGCAAGAATGAGTGCAGCCAATGCAGCAGCCAGGAAAAGACGCGCAGCAACCGACGCGGCACCGCAAGTAGTAAATCGGCCAAATCAGTTTGGTTCTCAAAATCCTACAAACAATCTATCAGCCCCAACGGGATCACCTCAGCCGCCGCAACAAGGATTCACTCTTCAGCAAGTGATTTCTGTAATTGATACGCGCCTTATGAAATTAGAAGATCATATGAAACGCACAGAGGAAGAGAAAAACACCGCACCGTCTTCTTCTTTAGGACGGGAGAATACCAAGGATCTCCAAATCACGAACCAGGAAATATTATTTCAAGAATTCGACAAACGATTTGAGATATTAGCCGAAGAGATCTCAAATCTCAAGGATATGCTTTTAAAGTTGCAAACATATACGATGGATGTGAACAAAACGCTTATGGAAGAACGTGTTCGTGTTTTTTCCGATTTAGGAGATTCTCAGAACGAGATGCTTTTTCAATCTAGCAATCTCCTATTATCTGGTGAAACCGCCTCTTTCGATTTACGCGATTTAGCTGAAAGTGAGATGAATCAATAAAACTTTTGGTAAACTCATATAAAGCATATTATTATATACACATTATTAATGGAAAAAGAAGATGATGGGTTCATGGAAAACATTGAACGATTACAGAAAAGTTATTACGACAAAAGCAGTAAAAACTTATTATTTAAATCGAAACAAAAACTGGAACTAGCCGCCCAAATAAGCAGTTCAGTTAGTTTACCAGAGTTGATCCAGCGAACTTGTTATATCATCAACAATACGAATAAGGTGTTCGTCGATTATACAATCTTCAAATTATTTGCCAATCCATCGAATTACAACGATTTGGTAAATTATATGATTTCGCTCATTAGTTGGTGCATCAAAGAGTACGATTGTTTTGAGGTCCACGTGAATTTGGATTCCTTTACCATTTCAGCGTGTCATAGACATAAAGATGTAATCGAAACTTATTTGAATGAATGCATGAAATACGATACCGAGTTTACCAACAAATTAATAAAGATGCATTTATATAACGTCTCTCAAATATTTGACAGTATCAAAAAGGCGTTGGGTCCGTTTATTCATGAAATCGTCAAGAAAAAGATTGAGTTTCATAATAAGGAGGTAAGCCCAAAATATATATCAGACTTGCTCCAATCTGGAGGAGCAAATTAAAAAATCGCACAAAAATATATATAGAAACAACGCTATATATATTTAAAAATACTCAACATATGAATATTGAGATAAAAAACCCCAGTAAAATCGAAAGCTTTGCCTATATTTTTCAGCATATGAAGTTGTTTACTGAGCAAGTCAATATTATGTTTGAAGAAAACCGCCTTTACATTCAGGCTATGGATCAAGCGCGTGTCTCTGTCTTCGAAATCGACATCTCATCCGAGTGGTTCGATAAATATGAGCGCCACCAAAACGCCAACTTTTGCCTGGGAATCCAATCCAGCATTTTATACCGGATTCTAAATACTCGCGACAAAAACCAGGAACTCTCAATCTCCTACGACGAAGAAGAATCCGATAAATTGACTATACAATTCACTAGCGAAACCAAATCCGTCTTTGATAAGCGTTTCGTTGTTCCGCTCATCGATATTGATGAACAAATCATGGAAATACCACAAAGCGACAGTCATGCGGAAATTTCCCTGAATGCCGCGAATTTCGCCAATGTCATTTCGCAACTAAGACTTTTCGGCGATACCATCGACATCACCTGCTCAGAAGAGGAAATACTGTTTTGTTCAAATAGTATTGAGACCGGAAATATGACGGTAAAAATCGGCATGGACGACTTGGACGAATTCTCCATTAACGATGGCTCCATACTAAACATCTCGTTCGGTCTGGCTCAACTACACAATATATGTATGTATCATAAAATCGCCAAGGACGTGAAAATTCGCTGGATTCCCGAATTTCCTATGCAAGTTTCCTATTCTATCGACAACGAACTATTAAAGCTCCGCTTTTATTTGGCACCCAAAATCTCGGATTAACTAGTTTTTTGATGTCCTTATGATAATAGATAACGTTATTAGATTTAAAATATTAGTGAGTTTTTCAGTCTTAATTTCCCAAAAAGAAATAGGCCAACTTTACAAAAATGGACATTTATAAAATGTCCATTTTCTAAAAAAGAGAAATCAAATTTTTGGAAAAAGTGAATTTGCCCGATAATGCTTTGAACGGCAAAAAAATACGCCAAAAAGTGTTAGCATAAGGATTTTTCGTAAAAATGCCCCGGCTATTTTCTGTCAGTAATTTATACTTACATTTTACTGACAAAATGCTAGATTATTTAGCCGAAACGGATGGTCAAAAATTTCGTTGTGACTTTTGTGACTATAATACATGTAAAAAAAACAATTTGACCAAACATTTTTTGACCCAAAAACATCTAATTATAAAAAAATACTTCGAATCCAAAACCGAAGTAGCCAAAGCCAACATGCAGTGCTCTTGTGGGAAAACGTATAAGCATCGCCAGAGCTTACATACCCATCGAAAAACTTGCGCGGTACATTTAAAATGCGAGACTGCAGAACCAATGTCAAAATCCACAGATCCCATTGAAAACTCGGGTTTGTCCAGCGAATTGTTCCTTGAATTGATGAGACAAAACAAGGAATTACAGAATGTTCTCGTAGAACAAAATAATAAAATCATTGAAATGTCCAAACCACAATTCGTGATTAATAATACCACGAATAATAATACCCAGTTTAATTTACAGTTGTTTCTGAACGAACAGTGCAAGGACGCACTAAACATCATGGATTTCGTGAACTCTCTTCAACTTCAAGTAAAAGATTTCGAAGCAACAGGGCGCTTAGGTTTTGTGGAAGGAATATCGCGTATTATAGTGAACGGACTAAAACAAATCGACGTACATAAAAGGCCAATTCACTGCACAGACGTAAAACGCGAAACATTATACATAAAAGACCAGGATTTATGGGAGAAGGCAAATCCGGATAAGAATAAATTGAAACGCGCGGTAAATATGGTAGCTCAAAAAAATCTGAGCCAATTGTCGAAATGGCAGGAAGAAAATCCGCAATGTATTGATATAAATACGAAAGAAAATGAAACCTATTTGGAACTATCCTTGGCTGCTTTGGGCGGTAGAACCCCGGAAGAAGACGCCAAATATATGGATAAGATCGTCCGAAATGTTCTCAAAGAAGTCGTTATTGATAAAAGTCTTATCCAACAATAAGACAGTACTTACGATTCCCCTACAATCTCCTCCTTTTCAGAATCTTCCTTTTTGCTTTGCTCTACGTCATCGGGTTTTTCGGCAACTTTCTCTTCCTTTTTGAGAACCCTGGTAATATTAGATTGCTGTAAATAGTACATTGTATAATTAGGTAAATTTGTTAAAAAGCTTATCGGCGTATCATAAGAAAACGTTGTCAATAAATTATCATTCGAATCGGAAAACCGAATAGAAAACCACCAGTATGGAGGGATATACAAGACATAACCAGAATATACATCGAATTCCAAGAACCTGAGTTTCGACATTTCGTTCTCGAATTCGGGTTGAATATGCCACGGATTTAAGGGAGAGCGAAAGTCGTAGTTTTCGTAATCCTTTTTCGCCGACAAATATTTACTACTCTTCCATGGCGTCATCTTAACATGTATTTTCCCCGAATTTACACATAAATACTGACGACTCCTACTATGATAACGCAAAGGTAAAACCACATTTCGAGAACCAATAACAAAATCATATTTTTTATTTATTGTCAATGGTGGTTTCAAATACGTGTCGTTTTCTTCCATTTTTCCTGAGACACCAGTATCATCCAAATATTCCTGATTATTTTCACTAAAATACCGATTTTTTGTATCAGAAATAAAGAGCGAATTCGCGCTTTGATAAGGTAAATATAAATAATCCGGGTTCTCGTTTTCGTTAAAATATTCAGCGGAATCTTTTACCTTTATTTCTTGAGAACCGTGTTGGAACAAACTATCGAGGGTTGTTTCATGAAAATGGTCGGGACAGACGGTTTTATATTCAAATAAGATGGGCTGTTTTAGTTCACATACTTCTTGTAAGTTTTCGTTGTCAATATAATCCATTTCCGAGATTTCTAAATCTTCGCTACGTTTGAGTTGAGTATTGATATGTAAATAAAGGAAAACGACGAGGAGAAAGATAAAAATGTTTATAAGAACTTCCATGTATATTATAAACATTTATGTATTTTTTTATAATACCGCATTCCGGTAACCAAATAACTATTCGTATCAATAGAGAATTTAAAGCAATAGTTTATAATACCCCGAGTTTATCTGTCTGGTATCAGCGGTATCCAATTGGAGAACTAAAGTATTATTTTTAAATTTACAACTATAAATAGGATAACTCAAGCAATCGGTAATATATAACATACTAGTTCTCGAGAAATCGATTGGTGATGGTGATACAGGGCTGGTTGAAGGAACGGGACAAGAATTTAGAGAGGGTGCATCAGCAGAATTACCGCCATAACCATAAGAGCCCATACTCTCACGTAACGAGAATATTTCTGGCGATATCTTAATCGCTAAGGAAATATTGAGTAAATCATCTGAACTTACATCGGCATAGGGAACGAAAAACAATGGCAAATCCATAGTTGTAGTCACTGATAAATGTAAAACATATATTTTTCGGGGAGCAGGTGTGCTAGATGTAGGTGTGGGAGTTGGTGTCGGACTCATTGTCATGGTTGGAGTAGGTGTAGGAGTGGGTGTTGCAGTAGGTGTAGGAGTGAGTGTTAAAGTAGGTGTAGGAGTTGGCGTCTTTGTTGGTGTAGCTGTCATGGTAGGTGTGGGTGTAGGATAATTGAAATTATATTTATATGAATAAACGTCATAATATTTCACGTTACTATCCGTATAAATATATTCAATTTTGTAAATAATACCCGTCGATTTATAATCATTAAACATGATCAATGTATTATTAGCATCAGACGGAATTCCGACGAGTTTTAAATCATTAAAACTTACATTTTTGGTAATACCATCATCCTGAGGAGGAGGAGGATAATTGAAGAAGATAGGTTTGATTGGCTCAGGTGATTTATCAACGGATATAGGAACTTTATTGACATTTGTAAAATAAACAACATAAAAATTTGGCGTAG